TAATAGCAGAAATATTGCCGTTGATAGTAATATAATCACTACTTCTAAGATCGGTATTAAATTTTGTACCAACTCCGGTAATAACATTACTTGCGTTTGTGGTTGCAACTGTACCTGTAATATTAACTAATGTTGGGACTACGTTGGCAGTTGAGTCAACAAAACCTCCGTTATTATAATAAATCTGTCTTACATCTTTATCAAAAGCATACCCTGTTAACATCTTAATGTTAAACAGGTAAGCAGTGTAGGTAGCCGTCATACCAGAACCGGATACATAAACAATAGATCTAATTCTTGCAGTACCTACCTTAGTACCTGCAGCTGACCCCGGGGTAGCTGTATAACCGTTATATAAGTCTACTTCACTTAACGTTATTAAATCAGGTATAGAATAAAGACCAGTAATAGTAACATAGTTACCTACTAATGTTGAAACTGTACTATTATTTACAGCAGTAAAGTCTCTTGCTTTGGTGTTTACAACATACTTACTTCTTAAATTATCAATCTCATAACCCATTACATATGCTTTACCAGGTGAAACTATACTGGCAATAAGATCAGCATTTCCACTAGAATTAGCTGTAAATAATCCGTCTCTAACACCTGTAGCTGACGTTCTTAGATGTTCAATATTTTCTAACCTGTATGGCTTAACTGTATAGTTACCAGACTCATCAAATGTACGTCTAGCAAGCACTTCACCCAGGACGTTATAATCAGAAACAGACTTCTGATAAATCATAATACCATCTTCAATTCTAGAAATTTCTACGTAGTTGTTATCTACAGTTTCAGCTTCTGGTAAAGTTCTAGATTGAAGAGACAGGCTTATAGAGTATCGATCGGCTCCAGGAGCAAAATAGTTATTTGAACCTGCTGCAGGATCTAATAAATCTTCATCTTCATCTGAAGTAAGAATACTTTCTGTAACTAAAAAGCCGACTGATTTTGATGGTGTATCGCTGTACTTAGATACAATGTGGGTCTCGTCTGCAAAGTATACAAAATTATTCTTGCAAAAAATAACACCGGCTGCAATAGAAAACGCAACACCCTTACCTGTAGCTGAGGAAGCAGCAGCTTGCAATACAGCGGTACTATTTGCACCATACGTAAAAGTTAATAGTTCCCCATCTGCAAATACTGCAGTTGTCTTATCTGTACCTGAGCCGGTATACTTTACATAGATTGTAGAGGGGTCCCCACTTACAGATACAGCATGATTAACAACGCGGGCTGTAACTCCAGTAGTTTGACCTACAACGGTACCCCCTACTAAGTCAGCTATAATATCATCTGAAACTACACTGTTAAAACTATCAGTGAGCTTTACAAAGTTATAAAAGTTATCAAATATTTGCTGCCCAGGTATTACAATTGCACCTTCTTTAAATATATTCTGACCAAATCGAGCGATCTGATTTTGTAAGGTTGTCTGTAATTGTGTTAATTCACGTGCTTGTACAGCACGACCGGGTTTAAAAAGAATACGGTAAAATTCTTTACTTTCACTAAAGTCATCGTAGTACGGGTCGGTATTAAAATTTATCGCCATCTCTTACCTATTATAATTTGATTACTGTTCTTAATGTAACTAGTTGCTGGGCGCTATAGCTAACAGCTGTTCTGTTATCAATGTATAGCATGTCACCACTAAATTTATTTATAGTAGGCTCTGCGTTGATTGTTGTAATAGTATATTCCGTATCTGTAATTGTGTCTAACAAAGCATCACCAACAGCTATGTCATGAGTATCTTTGTACATTAAAAGTATTTGATTAGAAGCACTTATTACTTCAACTACTTCTAAATTAAGGGTTGAATTACCCATGCTGTGTTGAAGTAGTGTGTCCGCTGCTAATCCACTCACAGTATCAAGGGTAACTAAAAAGCAAGAACTACCTGAGATATTAGCAAATGCTCTACCACTATTTGCAGGGTTTGCATACTCTTGTTCTGAGCCATACATCTTAATGTCTTTAAGAATACCAAATTGTCTATAGTCGTTACTGACTGTAATGCCTTGGTTCTTTTCATTATTTATAGTTGAAGTCAGCATCAATGTGTCAGCATGTAGCTCTCTGACGGGGTCACTACCATGACCACCATAAGGTGATATAATTGCAGATACGTTAGCATTTGCTCCGTTACCCGTAATTACGACATTAGCATAGTTATAACCAGAACCTGGGGATGTAACAGAAATATAACTAATGGTATTATTTACCAGAACTGGTTGACCAACAAAGCCATCCCCGTCTCCAGTAATTACTACGTTAGCATATGTGTAGCCAGAGCCAACATTACTTACTCGAAATGCATGTATACCACCCCTTATTGCAGACAGTTCAACGATTGTTTGTAAGGTATCTAAATCATCAATAGAAAGATTGGCGTGTGCTGTAGCCCCTGTACCAGTTGCGCTTGCAAAAGAAATATCCAAGCTAGTATACCCAATACCTCTTTCTTCAATAATTATATCTTCTATTTGACCGGCAGCGTTAATAAACGGTGTTGCCACAAATCCTGTACCATCACCAATAGTAGAAATAGTTGTTTGAATGTTAGAGTCATAACCTGTACCTTCATCTTCAATAAGAACTGAATGAATAGCACCGTTACGTAATACAGGAGTTAAAACAGCAGAGGTAGCGTAAAAGAGATTTGCAGATGCGTTAGATGTTGGTTGAGTATTACCAGTAGTAGATATTGTTATTGTTGTATTTGCAATAACGTTGGTATTATACCCCGTACCTTTATTTGTAATAACGATATCAACAAGAGAGTTACTACTGAATATTAAGTTTGCAAATGCATTAGCAGTAGGTTGAATATTACCGGTAGTTACTATAGTTGCGGTTGTATTAGCAACAGCGGCCGCCGTATACCCTGTACCAGGGTTATAGATTCTAACATTGCTTATATTTTTAAGAAGACTGGTACCGGTACCAGAAGCATCTGTGATGTTAATGGTTGCAGTTTTATAGTTTGCGCCAACATTATTAATAATAACATCAATAAATTCACCAGAGGTATTAAATACAGGTGTTAAATTTGCAATTGAATTACCCGTCAGGCCTAAAAACTGGCCTTGTACAGAAAGAGTCACAGCTGAATTACCAATGTAACCAGACCCCGGTGTATCAATAGTAATACTGCTAACTTCACCTTTTGAATAATATGCATTTGTAACCGCTCTTTGAACCGGCATAAAGTCTACAGTTAAGAAGCGATTTTGAGATGAAAGAGGAATTGTATAAAGGTACTTCCAAATATAACCATCAGATGTAGTAACAGTAGTTATGTCTTGACCAGAAGGTTCTTCAGTAGATGCTGCACCATTGTTATTAAAGATACATTTATAAACACCGAAAGAGGTGGTCAATACATAAAAGTTTGCGGCTTTAAGACTTGTAGCCCCGCTTGTTGAGGTAAAACTTGTACTATAATTACCATCGTACTGATCGTATACAGTTCCTGTTGCCCAGTTTACTCTAGGAATTACATATGAAATATCTCTAAAATTTATCTTCTTTACACTTAAGATACCATTACGAGTATAACGTTCATAATCACTCGTAGCTTCTGGTGAAGCCGGATTTTGAGGATCAGGCCAATCTAATACATTACCTATAAAGTAATAGTAATTAGATCGGCGAGATAAAATTTCGTTATACACCGTCTCCACCAATGAATGGTGGATGGTGTCTTTTAAGAGAAAAGCCATATTAAGCTACAGTAACGTTCCAGGTAATAATAACAGTGTCACTAGCAGTTTTAGTTACTACACCAAAAGCAGTACGGCAAAGCATATTTCCGCTAGACGAAGCGTTTAAAATGCCGGCTTCTGTAAGAGAACCTGTACCGGTACCAGCTGGAAATGTTGCAACATACGTAATGGTGTTTGCAGCACGTGTAGTGGAGTCGAGTACGACTCGGCCTAATTCAGTACCAAGTGCAGTTTGAGAAGTAGCCGCTGCTGTATTGGAAGAGCCAACTGCCATGTGACTCATAATTGCAGTTGTGTTACCAACCATTCTAGATGCAATTGTGTCTTTACCAACCGCAACAACTAGGTTACTAATTTTACGATAGTCTTTTTGTTTACCGGTCTCGTCTAAAAGAATAACTTCAAGGTTACCTTTGACATTTATCGATTCTGTGAACATGTTTTATTCCTCTAAGAAGTTCTGTGTTATATTTATACAAGCTATCATGTATGTTAACTAAATGTAATTGCTGTTGCCAAGGTGTTAGCAGTATATTGCTCTAAGAAATACCCTGTAATATTCGTTTGGTCTGTATAATCTGGTGGACCATTTTCAGTAGTATCTATAGCATCAAAACTATCTGCTAATACTAATCCGATACTAAAGCTATTATTATCACTGAATGTTGTTGTATCATCAACACTCTTTTGAACTGTAATAGTGATTACATCTGATAATGTAAATTCATCAGTTAAAGGTTTTGTTAACCGATAATCAGTAATTTCTGCTGATGTAATTACATTATCATTATCTGCTAATTTTCTTATTAGCTTAGATGCAGTATCTAGTGTTGTAAATACACTGTTCAGTTCAGAATTAACATTCTTTCTGCTTTGAATACTGATGATTCCTGATATATCAGCAGTTGCAGATAATACTCGATCAACAAATAAATTAGTACCTGCCTGGTGTATAAGTTTTTTAACTATATCGTAGAATACACTAATATCTAATTCAGATACAATTTGATATGCAAACGGTTGATAAAGTTCATCATCTTGAAGTCTATTATCAGATTCGGATAAAAAGCCTTGAGTTGAAGTATACTCACCAGGGTATCTAGCAATTGCTCCAGTACCAAATGACAGAACAGCATCGTTAGGGTTTTCTGTACCTGTTGTAGTAACCGAGGTTAATAGCTGTGATGTTATATTCTGAGCTACAAGATCATCACCAGTAAAGTCATAAGGGGTTATATAATCTGTATCAAAATACCTATCTGCACTTAAGATAGTATGAGGTCTTAAGATGGTAATAGTTTCAGAAAAACCACCACCTTTTGTAGCTAGATATTTGGTTCGGGCCGAAACACCACCAGAATTTGAGAGATTAATAGAAATAGTCTCAGTAAACCCAAACCCATAACTTAATATTTTTAGTCTTTCAATTGCACCAGTACTACTGACCTTAGTAATTCTAACAAGAGTATTTAAGCCACCAGCAATAGAAAGTGTAAAGACTTGACCGGCTTTAAAGTTACTACCACCGGATATAATTCTTGTCGTTGTTAATGTAGGTTGTAATGTACCTGTGAATATAACACCAGTGGTGTTACTTATTGATATGGTATCGTTTACACCGAACGGTACAGGATACGGCGCATGAAAAAAGATCTCAAACAAATTTGTATCAAGAGTTTTTACTCTTATTACTTCAGCTGTATACTTAACGCGATCTTTTGTAAAAGTAATAAAGCGATCTTTAATATCAGCTGCACTACCGGATGTTTTAAGCACGCGAAGCGAATTTCGTTGATTCCATTTACCATTAGAAGGTCTTAATACGGAGTCGTAAGGGTATCTGGTTAAAGCAGCTGTATCATATAATATTCTAAATAACGTCTCAATGGATAATGTTCCACCCTTAGCGGCGTATAGACCTTTAATTCTTTTTATTAATAGCCCTTTATCAACCAGTAAGCTTTGAGGAAGGTCTTTAGCGTAGTTATTTAAAAAATAATTTACAAATGAATCTGCAGTCTTATCAATGTCGCTGTACTGTCTTGCATTTTGTACTAGCTCTAATGCGTTTTGATCTTGCTCTAAAAATTGATAGTAGTATTCTAGAAAAGCAACAAACGTAGTATAGTCAGACCTGATAAATTCAGGTAACTGGCTATTAACCAGTTGCGATACTTTTTCTTTAATTCGTGTTGTTGCCATATTATACTAATGCAGTAACATTTACAATTGTACCGGCTATTAATCCACCGGTTCTAGTTGTTGTCGTATCGTCTTGGATTAATATTTCGTTACGGGATACCGATAGATTATAACTTGCCTCTTGGATGCTACCTGTAATTCTAATATCGGTTGTACCTGCAGGCAGACCTGTTGGTGTAATACTCGCTATACTTACAATACCCGTTCCGTAACTTACAGTACCAATGCTTGACAATAAAATAGCATCAGTTGTAGCATTAACAACTCGCAATGTACCGGTACCTGTATCACTCGAAGGAGTTGTGTCTGGTAGATCGGTTATTTTTACTAATGTTGTAACACCGTTTATAGTTATAAAGAAGTAGCTCGAGGATAACGTACCTGGTTTAATAGCATTTCTAAACTTAATTGATGTATCACCGCTAAAGACATTAACTGTGTTTAGGGTTGGTAATACTCTTCTTTGTAGCTTTACAGTTAACAATGCACTTGTAATAGAATTGTTTTTAGCTAAAATAGCATTAATTAACGTTGAATGAATATAATTTTTATTAAACTTCTGTAAACTCGTAGAAAAATAAGTTGAAATAGCATCATTAACTTGAACTTTAATTTGTTCCGACGATAGAGTAGTAGCTGAAGAGTTATAAATTACATCTGCACTTATACCCACATGGAAGAAAACTGGATCAACAAATACAGGTGTGGTTGTTAGAGCTTGTTTGGATTTTAAAATATTAGTAGCAATAGCCTCTTTTGTTGCATCAGAAATAGTAAACCCTGAAAACGGTTTGAGAGAAATTATTACTCTACCATAAAACGGAGGATCATTATCCTCACCACCCCATACCGATACAGATTCAGCTCCTGCATAATTAGATAAGATTAAAGACTCATAGTCAGCAGCTGTAACTGCTCTATTTTTAGATGCATTAACCCTTGGTGCATTAAATTTAATCGATGTGATACTTTCAGCATCTGCCCCACCGGTTGAATTACTGTTAACGGTAACAGCAATATTACTTGTACCACCAATTGTAGTACCGGCTGTAAATGATTGTGATACTGTACTTGATACATTAACAGCCGAACCTGTAGCTATCATGTATTGAATTGTAACGATGTTACCAGCCGTTAGACTCTTACCTATAATCCCATCACCAAAATATATTTGATAATTACCTTGCGGGTTCTGTTCTAGAAAATACACCTTTGATGTAGTATCTAATCCAGTTATATCAGTAGTCAAA